TTCATACATTTTCTCATCGTCGCCCATCGTGGCCACATTATTGTTGGCGTCAAAAGTCTCGGGAAAGAAGGCCTCATAGCGATGATCGCTGTTGCCGATAGTAAATCCGTTGATTTGTCCCGAGTATACTAAAAACGAGGTAAGAATGTCATTAATCTGCTTTTGAAACTGTGCTTTAATGACAACTTTATATTGTATGTTCACGTTCACTGGCTGCGGAATAGTATAGGTCTCGTATACAACTTTGTTATTATTACGCCGTATGGTGAAGGGGGCGCGGGTGCCTTCGATGGTGTTCTGGGCGGCTGAATATTTTGACGTTTGCACTTGATTTATTCTGCGGCCAACCTGATAAGCAGGAACAGTGCCGTTTTTGCTATCTGGCAGTATATTCCCATAAAAGGCACCTTTCTTGGTGGGCTCTTTCGACACACTTAATCTTTCAACCGTCATAAGAGGCAACAAAAGATTGCCATTGCTATCGCGTAGATCTTTATCGTGTTTTGACTGAAAAGCTCGGCCGGAGGCAAGCCACAAGACCGGCACCTTTTTCCAGCCGTCCGGATAATTGGCGAAAATGTCTAGATCGTCTTTTGCCCACTTAAAGAGTGCGCGATCAATCGTCTCCAACGTAGATTTGGGGATCTTGATTATGCAGGCCTTCTCTGTTTTTTCATCAGCTGGCATCGAAGAAGCTTCCTCTGGCGATAGTACACACCGCGGTTATTTCGAACGAATTATGAACCTGTCCAAACAATGGCTTGGGTTCTTGCAACGTTGTTATCTCATAGTAAATACTGCCGTACAGGATAAAGTCGCCGACGCGAACATATAAGTTTTGATCTTCTGTTATCCTGCGCTTGTGAAAATGCACCACAATTTGTGATTTAAAGTCAACGTGAAGGTTTTCATAGAACTGTGTTGTGGATGCTTCAGCACTCCAGTCCACCAGTGCATAGACCCGGAGGGGCGGCAAAAATGTTTTCTTGATGGCCTCACCATAAACATCATGATAGTTGGTCTTATCAATATCAATCGAATAATAAAGGATTTGTTGCCCAATGATGTTTTCAATTAATTCATCATTGACCTGTTTTACTAGATCTCGCTCTTTTTTACCTAAAAATAGCGGCGGTGGCGGATTTTTTGGACGTGACCATTCGTTATCAGAAGCCATTTATCTACCCCACAAATATTGGCAGCGGAGACCTTCTTAAAGTTTCCTCCACGGCCGCAACCTTCTCTTGATCTCCCTTCACCAATTCCTTGTATTCTGTTTGCTCTAACATTTCAGATAGCTTTGTCTTCAGGGCCTCTTGCTCTTCTTTAGCTTGTGTAAGCAAGTCTGCATGGTTGAGAGTGACCGAATCGCCCGGAATTGGAATTGAGGTGAATTTGCCACGAATTTGTCCAAGCATTTCTTTACAAACCGCCAAGGCATACTTGCGAATCCACTGTTTACCTATTGCGTTTATGTTTTCATAAGGCACATTATCAAACGGCAGCGTGTTAAGGTTGTTAACTCCGTCTGTACCGTCTTTATACGCATTATCCGGATCCCAGGCATCTGCGTCGATCCTAAATTTAAGCCAAATACGCCTTAGATCTCCAGCGAAAAAGCGTTCCGTGCTTGGATTGGGGTAAAGGCGCAATTTGTTGTTGATAATCTCATATGAATAGTGCGAAACTCGGGTATAGAGAGAATCTTCGTACATGATAGCCTGCATTTTGTTTTGCCATGTTGGAATTACCTCAAATGTTGAATCGTCCGCATACTGCCCATACGTGGAATAGTTTCCTACGACGCCAATCCCTCCATAATAGCCATAAAATCTCCACATGGCGATGGGAGACCGATAAAAGACTTTATCTATAATAATGCGATTATCCTTTACTTTATCGGCATATGGGACGGGATTGCCCACGTCGTTAACGCCGCTAGCCGAAGAACTAGAGATGATCGACTGTACATCATAGTCTTGAGTGTCTTTTACCACCGAAAACGAGGCCGAATATATCGTCGTAGTACCGCCTAGGCCGGCCATGGTTGTTAAACCATCGCCCACTTTATTGCCATAAGACATTTTAAATTTAGGCAATCTTAAATTGGCACTGTCGGGGCCTTCGCTGGTGATATCGCCCTTGTGATCGAATGTGCCAGTGGTATTACCTAAAGTGTCCGAGAGCACATTCTTCCCTTGATACAGGTTGATTATATAAGAGTACTCTAGGACAGCTTCTTCGTAGGCTGCATAAACATTACCCACAGTAAGTTCGATGTCAACGACGTCTCCACCGAGCTTCTTGTATACATAACTAACCTGATCTGTGGCGCCACTGATAAAGCCGGCAGAGCCCGTATAGATGCCAAAGGGGAGGGTGCCAGTAACTTGTAGCAGCGTTCCTGTGGACGGCAATATTACCGCACTTGTTTCTGATATTGGTCGTAAGTTTGTTGGCACGCACAATTCCTCCTATTAAATAAATAGTTATCAAAACCCAAAGCCCAGAGTGATGTTGGGCTTTGATTTAATTAATCACTAAATATGATTATTTTTTAGCAGTCGTTGTGGTTTTTCGAGTACTTCTTTTCTTAGCAGTGCGCGACTTTTTAGTGGCGGCCTTTACGACAGGTGCCGTTTCGACATCGCTTTGTAGCTCTGCTTCCGAGACAACCACTTGAGGAGATACCTCTACTACATCAACTGCTGCAGTGTCGGCCTCCACTTGTACGACTTTTTCTACGATCTCTTGAATGTGAGCGTTAGATACAGGCGCAACCACTTCGCTAACTGTTGCGGTGTCGGTGTCGCTGGCCCACAATGCACGCATCCTAGGATGGTTTCGATGCTTGCTAGCAAACTTTCTTTTTCCAGAAAGTAGTCTACGTTTCTTTCCCATTTGGAACTCCTTTGTTTGGTCCTCTAATAAGTAGTTTTAAATTTAGAAAACGAAAATCTCAAAAAATTGGCGGCGGTATTTTTTGGGGGATCGACATTTTTAATAAAAACCCCCCAACCCAAAAGGGAAGGGGGGCAAAACATAAAAGATATATTTTTAATCAGCAGAATCTAATTGAATCTATTATGCATTTACAGCAGTAGTAGAAAAGTGACTTGCCAAGGTTGGAGTATCAACATCACCAAGGAGATTACCTCTGTAGATAACCACGTTCTTGGCGCCAGTGTACCAGAAATCTAGTACGGTACCGGCGACGCCGCCTGCCTTAGCAGCGGCATCAACATCAAGCTCAACTCTCAGGTTTTCTGTTCCCACTGCCGAAGACTTAAGCGCTGGATAGGTCGAAGCTTGTCCTTCGTCTGCATCAGAGATGCTGGTGGCGCCACCTACAATGTTTGTAGTAACGAAACCGACCATGCAAGTTGCGGCCGGCGGAAGCGCAAACACTACCTGAATGTGCATACCGGCATTACCGGCGGTTGCTTCTGGTAAACGAATGTAGCTGTCCGAGGCCAGCGACGCGTTTACTAGAATTGTTGTGTTACCCTGAAGACCACTATAATCTTGGTCGCCCGTAGTGGTGATATATTTAGTTTGATATCTCAAGCCGGATAGCTCTCTTTTTAAGTTTTGAATTAGGGCTTGGGTTCTAGCCAAGCCTACTCTTTTTGATCCCATAGTTTAAAACCCTCCATTTGTAATCATGTTAAAAACACTTATGGTGAACCTTTCGGTTCTCATATAATTAGTTTTTCAAACAAGAAGGCCCTTGCCTCTTTCGAGACAAGGGCTTTCTGTATTGCGTTTACGCTAGTTTTTATCTATATCGTATCAAATACTTATAGATTAGGAAGTAGCGCCTGCTTCACCAAGCAGTCCTTGGACGATAACAAGACCGTACATATCAGGACGCACCATCTTCTTAGCGTAGCGCGTCATGACTCCCTTGCGGGGCACGAAGTCTTCCGGTCCGAAGATTGTGGGTGTAGTTTGCAGTGGCACATAGGGTGCGTACACATATCCGCTTTCAAGGAAAGAGGAACCGCGACGGCCGACGAGGACGACATTGCGGAGGAAGTAAGGATCAACGATAACGTCGAACTTCTTGCTCAGCGAGCCAACCTTGACTGCACCAACGGAACCGCTCTCA